CACCTTGTCGGTCAGCCCGAAGTCAGCTTTTTCCGTTCTACGTACAAGCGTCATACGAACTTTTCCCAAACTGTCGAGCGTCAGGTCATCCAAGGCAACGTCTCGAACAACGGTATGTCCACCATCCGCTTCGAGCGCAAGGGGGACATGCTCAACTATGTCTACCTCATGCCTATCAAGTCTGATGGTACCCAATCCAACATCGTCCCCGATTGGACCACTACCATCTCTAAGGTGGAGCTTCTCATCGGTGGTCAGGTGATTGATGATCAGGACTCGACCTACTCGACCCTCATCGCCCCAACCCTTTCGGCGACCTCCTCTGCTAAGTCAGTCTCTGGTGACCTCTACGGTGGCTCAACCAACGAACGGTTCTACCCTCTCCGGTTCGCCTTCTGTGAGAACTGGCAGACCGCCCTCCCCCTCATCTCACTCCAGTACCACGATGTTGAGCTCCGCATCACTTGGGGTGCCGCCGCGGATACCTACAAGTGGGAAGTCTATGCCAACTACGCGTACCTCGATACCCAGGAACGCGAGATGTTCGCGGGCTCTCCCCAGAACATGCTCATCACCCAGGTGCAAAAGGCGGTTGCCTCCGGTTCCAAGATCCAGGAGCTTAACTTCAACCATCCCATCAAGTACCTGGCGGCGGCTAAGACTGGGGGTGTGACCATGCTCGGTGACACCAACAAACTCAAGCTCCAGATCAACGGTACCGACGTGGCTGACTACAAGTTTGCGAACCCCAACTTCACCGCGGTTCCCCTCTACTACCATACTTCCCACGGCAGCTCCGCCCCCGGTACGAACCTTTTCACGTACCCATTCTGCCTCGAGACTGGTAAGCTCCAACCCACCGGTTCGCTCAACTTCTCCCGTCTTGACTCGGCTCGTATCGTCAATGATACGGCCAGCTCCAGCGAGGACATCTACGCTGTGAACTACAACGTCCTCCGCATTGAAAATGGGATGGGTGGACTTTTATATTCTAACTAATTAGTAAATGATTTGGAAGGTTGTCTTCCTCCTAGCCATCGTTTTTGTATTGACGTACGATCCTACTTCCAGGACACTCGAAAAGTTTGTTGGGCAGCCCACCCCACCAACCGAAAAATCGTGTGAATCTACGCATTACCAAGCCGTCCAATTTGCACAGTCACCTTATGAGTGTCCCACACCAGGTAAAGCTCATATGGGTGCAATTGCTTAAAAAGAAAGTGATCTATTACAGTATAAATGATTCCCGTTAATCGAGATACAGTCATGATGATAGCCACTATCGTATGCGCTATAGGTATTATCTTCCTCTTCAAGGAACTCAATAAGACCAAACAGGAAATGAACTCTTTCAAAAATTTCTCGTCTCAGGTGGTTCGGCATCTCAGTGCCCCAGAACCTGTCCCAGAACCTGTCCCAGAACCCAAAAAGGAAGAGGAGGAGACTGTGGCCAAAGAGAAGGAATAAACATATCGTCATACTATAACTTGCGAATGCGCAATGAAAAAGTACAAAGCGATTGCAGTACCGGTTAGCTTCGTCGATGGGAAACCAAGGTTTCTTACGGTGAGGGACTGGAGATTCAAGGATTGGATATTTGTGACTGGTGGATGCAGGCGGAGGGAGATTTTTAATCCCCTCCGATGTGCCCTCAGGGAACTCGAGGAAGAGACTAGGGGTGTCGTATCCCTAAAGAGTGGTGAATACACCGAATTTAAGTTTACCGTAAAGGAGAGTCCAACGGTGGATCTTGAATATAATGTTTTTATATTCTTCGTGAATTACTCGAGATCTGAGCAACAGTCACAACTTAAAAAGTTTTATGAGGAAAAACACAAAACAAATCTAAAAAAAATTTTAAAACAACCCATCAGGAAAACATATGATGAAAACGATTATATGAGTTATGATACTCTCGATGAATTCAATTCACGAAAGCGTTGGAATCTCATTATCGATAATGTCATAAAGAATCCTCAATTTTACGCGTGTATAAGTTCTTTGAATAGAAAAACATTCTCTATAAAATAATGAAGTCCAAGGCGTACATCATGATGCAGATCGGACAACTTCTCGATAAGAACAGGGGTTTCTGTGAAGAGGAAATTACCAAGTGGATAGAAGAGAACGAATCCAAAACACTATACGAACTTTTAACCATAAAGAAAGAACTTTCCCAAGGTAAAGAATATCAGGATGTCTCATGTATGAGGTGGTTTAGAGATTAGATATGTAACCTAGGTAAGTATGTTTAAGAGTTGGTGCGCAGATCAAAAATTTAACAATGCAACCAATCTATCACATGTGCTCATGGACGGTGGTGTCCTCTCCGTGCCATTTGATAAATTGAATGACTTTTATGATCGGTACATAGAAGCTGTTAAGTCAGGTGAGAGACTATATGTCGTCGAACAGAAGAGTGAGAAATATAACTTTTTCGTGGATATAGATTACAAAGACAAAGAAGCCCTAGACCTCGATGAAATCAAAGATATTTGCAAGGTTATTTGTGACAAGGTGAAACGCCATGGTGGTAAGGATTGTCTCATCTCCATCTCTCCACCCAAAAAGTGTGGGGAGCTCATAAAGACGGGTGTCCATCTCAATTGGTCAGGGTTCGTCGTCGATCAAACATCAGCAGTCGCATTGAGAGAGCATATACTCGTAGCCCTCTCCAAAGCCAAGGGGCGAGGAACGGATTGGAACGAAATCATAGATGCCGCTGTATATGGAAATATGGTCAGAAAGACGAAGGGGAGTGGGTTCCGTATGCCATGGTCATATAAAAAGGCGAAACACAGTGCATGCGATGGTCAAGGGTGTTCTGGTTGCGAAAAGGGGAAAGTGGATCAACTCGCCTATCTCCCCGTGTTCATGTATCACCACGGTCCCTTGAGCACGCTCATGAAGATTGGAATGGACCCCACCCTCGATATTCTAAAGATGGCCGTCGTTCGTACAAATGAACCACAGGTCACACATGTAGAGCCACCTTCTACAGTTATCAAAGAGGGGACTTTCACAGCTGCACAGACGAAGGATGAGGTTCATGATGATGCATTGAAGGGTAAAATTGAGGAGTTCATTCGCACACACCTAGAGGGACAGGGGAATGCATATGTTCCCAAGATTTTCAAAAAGAAGGATACATACCTAGTCTCGACGACATCTAAATATTGTGAAAATCTCAAGCGGGAGCATGGGTCTAATCACGTTTGGTTCATTATCAGTGGCCAAACGATCATTCAGAAGTGTTTTTGTTTGTGTCCAACACTCAGGGGGAGGCGAGATGGGTTCTGTAAAGACTTCTGTGGGCGAAGACACCACCTCACACCAAGTATTGTCGAGGGTTTATATCCAAAGAAGGAAGACATCAAGAAGTGTCCAGAAATCAAGAAACGAGTAGAAAAACCCCAGGTGAAGTGTGGTGACGTGAAAGAACCTCTAGAAGTGTTCATCCGGAAGAATATGCATGGACCGGAAGATCTACAGGTGGTCACTATTAACAAAGATAAAACGCAGTTTGTGGCACTCACAAACTCTAATTACTGTGAGACGATCAAGGGAAGGCACGAAGATGTTGTGATGTCCTATTTAATCAAGGGTAAGGAAATAAAGCAAAAATGCCCTCGTTGTAAGAAAAATACTTCTAGAACGCATTGTTTAACACCTGATATTGTAAAGATACTTAAACAGTAGTGCCTTATAAAAGTTAAAATGATCACTCGATCAGGACGCAAGATAAAGAAACCTGAGCTCTTCCAAGCAACGGAACAGGATCTCGTAGATGATTATAGTGCAGAAGATCATGATACAGATTTTGATTCGGAAATAGATACCGAAGAAGAACGGTATTCGGATGAGAGTGAGGAAGAGAGTGACAGTGACGCAGATGAAAATGGAAATCTCAAGGATTTTATCGTGGATGATGAGAGTGATAGTGAGTTAGAAGATGCTTAAAAAAAACAGAGCTATAATTAGAAAATGGAAACTGACATCGGAAACCCCATTGAGTATAACCCCACTATGGACCCTTTAATTAATGATAAGAATGAAGAACCTGTACAGGATGAACAACCATATTATATGGAGTATCCTATACAGCCTCCTATGTATCAACCTCAACCTCAAAATGATAAATTTGATTTATTCGAGAAGGTTGATAAATCTACTTGGATTATCGCATTCGCAGTCTTTCTTTTAGGCTTTTTTATGGGGAAAACCATGCAACCAGTGATTCTCAGGTACACTTGAGTACGCTACAAATGTTCCAACATCTCCGTATATTGACTTGATATTCCCCGCATTATCCATTTTGATAAGTTGTGTTGGATACCTAGGCATAATAAATGCATCATCTGTATCTTCGATAAAGCCAGCAGTAGTACTGACTTCAGTTTCAGTTTCTGTTTTGTTTTGTAATTCAACCATCGGATTATAAAACAAAATAAAGAAAGTACTAACCAAAATTATTGTAATAATAATCTTGATCATTTTGTTTATTATATAGTAATATTATTTACGCAGACTCCTCTTCCACATCCGCAAGTTTGGCATCAGCTTCACGCTTCTTCTGAAGCTCTTCAATTTCAGCGGCGACGACTGCATCAGCTTCCTTCACAAGTTCTTCCATTGGGGCGTCAGGCTTCTCTTTCTTGAGACGCTCCAGAACCTCTGCGGGGTGAGAGATTGGTGGTTCATCTGGCTTGGTGTAAAACTTAGAATTTTCATCACCTGCAGAGTACTGGGTGGTCATTCCAGCTTTACGTTCCTGGAACATACGAGCAGCTTGAGACTGATTCTCCTTGTATCCAACCATGATCTCTTCGAGCTTCTCGTTGGTGTAATGCACATCCTCGATCTTGTCGGCGTTAGGGGGGATCAATAGCCACTTGTATTGCTCCACAACGTAGATGTCGAAGGTGGGATCCTCCTTTTGGAGACGCTTGGCGTGATTGGCAGCCTCATCACGGGTACCGAAAGCGCCGCGGAGCTTGACACCAAATTTATCATTCTTCTGGGGACACTCGGGTCCAATAATAGAGATACACGCGAAGACTTGTCCGGGAACGGTGGTATAGTCAGTTTCAAGAGACATTATATCTGTGTAACGATGCAAAACTTTAAGCTATAGAAGTCCTAAGTGATACACTTAAAAATGAACGACAAATACTATTAAATGAGTAGGATCACATGGACTTATTTGGAATTGTTGTGGTTGGTACGAGATACCAAAGCCATCTACTCAATCATAGAAACAAGTCTCTCGTCTCAATCTTTTGTGCTTAACACAACACATTCCGATGGTCGTGATAACAGTCGATTAGACGAGAATGTCATTTCAGACTACCTTATTGATACTTTCCCAGGAGTTCTAAGAAGAGGGGAGGATAGAGCGCTTGGTGATTTATGGATACATGATTTACCGATAAACATCAAAGTCGTCGAAGATCGACCAGGTCAAGCGAATAACTTGGTTGGCTCGACACACTTCATAAAATATATTTTTGATGAATCCACATGTACTAGTCGTGTAGGTATTGCAAACACCTTGGCCAATACTCCACCTGATAGGGAATTGAAAAAATACGGACTGATTATTGTTGCCAAAAATTCACCACGTGTTTGGGTTGGAAATTTCGACGAAATCCCCGAACAACATATCAAGATTAACCCATCAAATGGTATTCAGATCACGTGGCCCTCTGCGCATGTCACGAGAACAAATGAAGAGTACCAATCTCTCGTCACTAAGAAGATGGTTGAACTTTTTGAGAAATGGGCAGAACCACTTAAAGTTTTCAACGCTTTGAGGAGTAATGCGCAAGGAGTTGGGTCAGTTCTTCACGATTAATGAAGGACTCCAACAATATGTGATGGACCGTGTGGAACATTTGGGTAGCCCTCTTCTCGAACCATCCTTTGGGGCTGGACACCTTCTAAAAAAATTCAAGGAACATGATGATACCTACCCCATGTATTGTTTTGAGATTGATTCCTCAATTAAACCATGTCTCACTTTTAATAAAAATCAAACAGTTGTTTATGGAAATTTCATGTCACAACAATTCGATATAAAGTTTAAAACTATCATAGGAAATCCACCTTATGTTCAACAATCAAATGGAAACTTATATCTTCATTTCATCAAGAAATGTTATGAACTCTTAGAAGATGATGGTGAATTGATCTTCATCGTTCCATCAGATTTTATAAAATTGACGAGTGCTTCAAAGATCATATCTGATATGGTTCAACATGGGTCATTTACACACTTTTTATTTCCACATGACGAAAAGTTATTTGACTCAGCGAGTGTGGATGTAGTCGTGTTTAGGTACCGAAAAGGTATATTCACACAAATGGTTCAAGTCAATGATGAGATAAAGTTTTGTAACACGATCGATGGTATCGTGACGTTCAGTGATACAGCTCTTTGTGGAGATACTGTTTCGAATGTATTTAATGTGTATGTAGGTCTTGTCTCTGGAAAGGATGAGGTGTATAAAGTTCCATTTGGGAATACAGAAATTCTTCTCGATGAGGGGGATACAGAAAAATTTATCTTTACAACTTTATTTCCAAGTGGGAATAAAACAATTGATGCACATCTCCTACAAAATAAAAATCAACTCATGAATCGAAAGATTAAAAAATTCAATGAGAATAATTGGTTCGAATGGGGTGCTCCAAGAAACATCAAAACAATTGAACAAAATGATGGTCGTCCATGTGTGTATGTCAGGACTTTGACTAGGAATGATAGAGTTGCCTTCAAGGGTGCGGTATCCTACTTTGGTGGAAAACTTTTGTGTCTCATACCACATGTAGATGTAGATATGAATCGAATTGTAGAATTCCTTAATAGTTATGAATTTAGAAAGAATTACATATACGCGGGTCGATTCAAAATTGGACAAAGGCAGTTAGCGAATGCAATCCTAAGTGAGTTAAAAAATTGAAGAATATAAGGACTATGGAAGAAATTCGTAAGAATCACAATGAGGCGAAGAGGATGTTGATACAGTCTGTGGCACAAAAGGGACAACATATTCTCGACGTGGGTTGTGGTTTCGGTGGAGATCTTCAAAAATGGCATAAATGTGGGGTCAATATAAACATGTGTGATCCAGAACCTAAGGCCCTCGAGGAGGCTAGGTCCCGTGCCAAAAACATGCATATGCGTGTCAATTTTTATGAAGGAGATGTCCATGACTGTCCAAATAGAAAGTTTGATGTAGTGTGCTTCAATTTTTCACTTCATTATATTTTTGCTTCAAGGGCATTCTTTATGAGTTCCATAAAAGAAATCAAAAAGCGTATGAAACCTGGTGGTCATCTCATCGGTATCATTCCAGATTCAGAGAAGATTATATTCAAAACACCCCTAGTCGATGATATGGGTAACTTTTTCAAACTAAAAGAACCTGGAAATGGTGGGTTTGGTGAGAAGTTATTTGTGCATCTCTCGGATACACCTTACTATGCAGATGGACCAAAATCAGAGCCGGTGGCATATAAAGATCATCTCGTGACACAATTGGAGGATGTAGGATTTAGCCTACAACTTTGGGAGGGTCTCAGAGGAAATCCAATTTCGGAACTCTATAGTAAATTTATCTTTGTCTATAACAGATGATAGCCTTTTTCATACTTCTCATCATAAACCTCTTACTACTTAGCGCGACCCGAGAACCCCAAAGACTGGTGGAAGTCAAGGAGAAGTATCGTATCCTCAGGGAACACCTTGATGAAACGAACAACGAAAAGTTCCACATGTTGAAAAGATGCGTTCCAATCACCGGTATTTTGCGTATGAATGGCGCCGTCGGGTACAATACGAACAAGGGTGGGGAGATAGCTGTGTGCTTGGATGGTGAAACGAACGAGATCTTCCACGTCCTGATCCACGAGTTGGCACACTGTACAGTGACTGAATATGAACATTCACAAAAATTTTGGGACAACTACATAGAACTTCGGGACATTTGTGTAGGACTTGGTATTTACGAAAAAATTCCAGTCAAGACGGAGTTCTGTGGAGAGCATATCCAGGATAAATAATCTGTGTATCTATCAAATGAAGACACCTGTAGGTGTTCTACTTACAGCCATTCTGTACTGGGTGGCCATATATGTCATGACTGCAATTCCAACACTGACATCGAATTACCTCTTGAATATCACTTGGATGACCATCGTCATTCCTAATATGCTTCGTCTCATGGTCAGTAGCATCCCACGACTTGCAGTGGATCGCGTATTTTTCCTGGCGTCTACTGTGATTGCCTTCGTACTCACATATACCCTAAACTTCATATTCAGAGATACGAGGGAGGCGATCGAGGACCCAACTGCTGACAATAGCAAGAAACTTAAAATGAGTGCCTTGCTAGTGGGGACATTCACAGCGGGTGCCCTCGCGACCTATTTTATGGGTATAGATACTTCTATCTACAGTAATATGGGTTGGGAAAATCAGGGCTTGACGATGTAATCCTTGGTAATGTAGAAGATGATAGCAGCCACGGCACCAGTGGCAGCAAGACCAACAACACTCCTACCCCCTTGTTCGTTAAGGAACTTGGGGATAGAGGTCGCAAGACGGTCCTGGATAGGCTTACTCACGGCAGCGGCGGCGCAAACCGCGACAACGAGGGCGGTGAGCTGCTCATCGGTGAGGTTGAGGGGGTTCTTCTTCTCGGGTTGGGGAGGCGCCTGAGGGGTGGGATAGGCACCTTGGGACTGAGGAGCAGTCATTTGAGGCATCATACCCTGCATCCTGGGTTCATCGTTCATCATTGGGGGGTCCATCATAATATCATTAATGGGGGTGGAATCCATCGTCGTCTCTTTACTTTGACTCATATTTTTTTCATCCCCATTTTGCATAAAAGCCGTGGAAGGATTGTCGTGAAGAGGAACCATTCCCTCACCGTCATCGGATAGGTTCATGGTATGTACTTGACCAGTGGCCATTTAGTATAGTCACATGTTTTTGAATTCAATACTCAACGCGTCTTCGTAATCTTGAGAGTTGTCTTCTTTGTAGCCTTCTTGGCATCCTGTTCCTTCTGATCCATGTGTTTGGGGTTGTACATCTTTTTATGAAGTTGCCATAAATCTGGACCACCTACCCTGAAGTTTTTCCGAACAGTGGCTTTGTACCAAAATACACAATCCTGTATCTTGTTGGACTTTACCGTATTGTCCAACACGAGACACTCGTAGTTTTCAGTACAAGCGTCCATCACTTTATTGAACATGTCAAAATTTGGGAAAATACCAAAGAATGATTTAAATAACTTTTCTCTATTCTGGAGGATATTCTCTCGGAGGAGGACGACATAATCAACATTTGCTCGAAGTGCAGGGGGTAAATCCATACAGTACTGCATCGTCAGCATGAAGAAAATCTTCCAGTGCCTACCATTCATGAAACATTGTCGGATACATGTATCTTTGAGAAACTTATTGTCATACATACAATCATCCAAAAGCATGAAAGCCCCACAATTTTTTGTACCCGCACCGACTAATTTTCTCTGTCTCGCCATGACTCTCTCAATGGCATCCCTATCGTAATCACCATACACGAATAAGTCGGGGATGAATTCCGAATAGAAATGATTCCCTTCCTCAGTCCCTGAGAGAACAATACCAGCTGGGAGATGTTTCTTATGGAACATAATATCCTTCACCAGGGTCGATTTACCTGTATTACGCTTACCAATGAAAACACACACTTTATCATCAGCGATACCTTCAGGTTTGAATTTCTTCAACTGAAGATTCATTCTACTGTAGTGTCTCGTTTTATTTACCAAAATTTTACTCATATAGAGTAGGAATGGCTGGCCGTCTGAGGCTTGCTGCCACCGGTGTCCAAGACGAATGGATCACAGGTGAGCCACAATTTTCATACTTCCTGATGAATTTCAAGAAACATACAAAATTTTCATTTGACTTTGTGGAGAGTCAATTTGACGGGAACATTGACTTTGGACAAATAATCGAGTGTAGAATACCCGGTGATAAGGGTGATCTTGTGAGAAATATGACACTCAAAGTGACCCTAACTGACCCACAACCAAATGACGATGCTGAAAATGATATGGTTTGGTCACCATCTGTGATTACAAACCTCATAGAGTATGCCGAGCTTCTGATCGGTGGGCAGCCCATTGAGAGAATCACAGGCGAATATATTTACATGCACCAACAACTTAACAATACGAACGATGACATCGAACAGACGTTGTACTTCCTGAATGGTCATGGAAATTATTTGAGTTATGCAGGTGAATATACATACTTCCTAGATCTCCCATTCTATTTTTATAGGAATCCATCACTCGCTATACCCACATGTGCCCTGACGAAACAATTGGTTGAGGTGAGAATTAAAACAAGACCTCTCAGTCAGCTTGTAAGAAATCTCAGTTCACCTGATAATCCCGACCCAGAAGGTATTTCCGACGTGACAGCTTCGATTGCCAAGTTCTCATTAGACACCGATTTTGTGTATGTCACTCCCGAAGAGAGGGGGTACCTCATGTCAAGACCACTCGACTATATCATTACACAGGTGCAGTTGGCAAAGTTTATAATGAAACCCGGTGAAAACAAAAAGTCTGTGATGCTCAACTTTCAGCATCCAGTGAAGGAACTTTTCTTTGTGTCCCATTCAAAATTGGCATCTTTGAATAACCTACCAAATTATTACAATGAAATCGTAAGTGCTGAACTCCGTTTCAACAACGAAGTTGTATTCAATCGTGATGGTCTCTTTCTCACATATGAACAAGCACTTAAACACCATATAAATTCTCCATTAGCACTTGATTTTACACCAGAAGCGATCAATGGTTCAACTCGTCGTTTGGGTCCCTCAAAGTTTGGTATGTACTCATTTTCTCTCAAACCCGATATGCCTTACCCAACTGGTCAAGTGAATATGAGTCGTATATCCCATAAGCTTTTCACACTTGAGATCAACCCCATAAATGCTGCATATGAAAATGATACACGGGTGTATGCAGTGAATTATAATGTGTTGCGTATCGAGAGTGGATTAGCTGGATTAAAATTTTAGATAGATATAGTAGTAATGGCTGGACAAGTACAACTCTCGGCCTCTGGGCCTCAAGAGAGGTTCTTTACGGTAGATCCAGACTACAGTTATTTTGTGGAAAGTTTCAAAAAACATTCAAACTTTTCCACGGAATTTGTGGATATAGAAGCAGATAATCAGTTTGATTTTGGGACCACTGTACGTTTTAAGATTCCCCAAAACCAGGGCGATCTTATCAAGACATTGAGTGTCAAGATGACACTTCCAGAGATTATTGAAACCGGTGCTACGATGTACATAGAGTCCGTCGCCCATGCAATTATAGAACACGTAGATCTCATCATTGGTGGTAAAGTGATTCAAAGACTCACGAGTGATTATCTTCAGATTTATTCGGAACAGAATGTTACACAAACGAAACAAAAAGCTCTCGAACAACTTATTGGTAAGTATCCCCTCAGAACATCAGATAAACTTGTCGGTGAGGTTATTGAGAGTGGTGGAGGTAACTCTGGTATCGTCATTCATAATACATTGGGTTTAACATCAGACGAAAGTTTCTTTGTTGATCTTCCATTTTATTTCCATAAACATCCAGAACTTGCAGTACCCATGTGCGCCATCGATAAACAAGAAGTTGAATTGGAATTCAAATTAAGAGATGCACAGGATTTGGTCATCAAAGGTGATGGATCGTATATTACTTTAGAGGAAACCCTCAAACTAAAAGACTTTCAACTCTGTACTGAAGTTGTTTTTTTGGATTCTACTGAACGTATTAAAATTAAACACTCCTCCACTGATTATTTGATCACACAACTCCAACAAAATGTTTTTGAAGTTGGTGTTGGTATAAATGAAGGGAAATTCAATTTGGGTTTTACAAATCCAATCAAAGAATTATACTTTGTCGTTCAGAGACAGGGGAGTAATGTGAATGCTGTTGACAAAACGCTTCAAGGTAATTTTGTAACCATATTCGATTATGACAACACGTCGAATGTTCAGGACGGGAAGTTCATTCTTTATGAAAACCTTGACTATTTGACACTCGCCCTAGATGGCCAAGATATCATAACCCAAGATATTGGTAATGTCATCTTCCTAAAAGCTGTTCAGGCCGCGATCCATCACTCAAAGTCCCAACTCATTAGACGATTCTATTCATATAGTTTCGCTCTTCAACCCGAAGAGTGGTATCCCACAGGACAAATCAACTTCAGTCTCGTAAAAGATCAGATTCTTAACCTAAGTCTTACATCATGTCCAGATTTCAGCAGACAAATTCGAGTGTATGCACTCAGCTACAACGTCCTTCGTGTAAGTGAGGGAACTGCTCAAACTCTTTTTGAAACTAAATACTAAATATGAACATGCAAACTGGCTTCGGTGATGGAGGCTCTGATATGGTTGAAGAGTATATGAAGACTATGACTGGCATATTGATGCCTGTCATGGAAAAAAGTATGCTGTTGGCAGCTGAATATTCCAAGGCGTGTGGGAGGGATACTGTACTCTCAGAGGATATGGAATATGCGATGAAGTATTGTGCTATGTATACGGTCGGTCAGGATATAGGAAGTTTATTTCCCGAAATTTATGATGAAGAGGATTCGGACGATGAAGACGAAGACATTGAAGAGGTGGCAGAAGAGGATTGCCCACCCTTTGAAAGGTACTCAGGACAGGAAGAAAGATTCATTCTCATGAATCAGGCATACGATCGTTGGGAAAGTTGGGCGCCCCAAAACCCGACAGAACACATGTTAAAAAATGCTATTAATAGTAATGGGTATCTCTGAGCCAGAGGCATGGTCGTTCTCCGAATCTAAATTTAAGATGTACGAGTCGGGGAGCAGCTCTAGTGATGATTCGTCAGATGATGAACAATTATTCACGAAAATGAAAACAATAAAAACGAAAAAATTTAAAAAAGTTGTCGAGAAGGAGGCTCTCTTACCTGAATAATTTTCCCAGAGTACTATATACAATGTCCACCGTTACCAGCGCCCTCCAGACCGTCGATATCGTCACCCAGGAGCTCCAGACTCAAACTCTCAACTCCATCGTTGGTGGCTTCTCTTTCGCCGCCGCCATGTCCTGGATGGATTTCATCCGCTGGCTCACCACCCAAATCGTGAAGATGCCCAAGAACGGTGGTACCCAGTATGCGCTCACCGCGCTCACTACCACCCTCCTCTCGGTGATTGTCTTCTTGATCATCTCCCGCATTAACAGCAATGTCAAGAAGCCCGCGCAGCCCGTCTATGCGATCACTCGATAAGTTTTTTAGGGTACTTGGGAGGCCCACCCTTCATCAAAAATAGGAGGAGTAGCCCAACTATGACAATCAGTGTAATATAGATGTATTCTCGTTTCCATCTATAAACATTCTCCACTACTTCGGGAATGCTTATAGGTTTTTCTTCTTTTTCTGTCACTTCTTCAATTGGAACTTTGGGAAGTCCCTCTAATTTATCGGTTGATCCAGTGATTTCAAATTTCAGTATGTGATCTTGTTCCATGAAATCATATGGAATTAGACGACCATGACTCATGTAAAAGAATTCTACATGGATTTCATTGATTATCTTTTGGGGACCAGAGTGAAAATGATGAATCAAATTGTCATCTGAACCACGGAAGTTTATAAAGTCTGAACCATCTAGAAGTAGATGTCCAGTATAGAATGGTGTTGATACGTACACACATTGATTGAACTCATCCGAACCAGAACTCAATCGAAGAATTAACGAATTGGGACCGACGAGATTTATCGCCCCTGATGTCAATACATTACTCGTAGATGAATAATCATTTGAACCAAAACCCAGAATCTGGTGAGGTGTAGTGACCATAGAAGAATCATTTATGTATCCATTCACACCTGTATTAAATTCAAAAGTAAAATTGTGATCTCCGGGAGTAGTATTTGAGAATGTAAATTGTTTCGTGTCTACGTCGAATGAAACTACGTTCACGTTAGATACTGGTGGGCCAAATTGATTCTGTAAGTGTGTTGCGAGGTCATCTCCAGTGGGATAGTCTGAATTTTCAAGGGAAATTGTTTGACCATCAATACTGAAGGTATTATTGGTGGCGCACACTGTCAATTGGGGTGTTGGGATACGAGCAGAAACGAGTTTAATTTCGGAAACATCATAAATTGGATTTTCTAAGGTGATGATATAATCATTCGGACTCGAGTACGTATTAGAATATTCATCAATGACATATGTACCTTCTGTATCATAATAGGAGTTTGAAGCAATCACATTGATTCCACGCTGACTACTGTCAATATTCAATGTATGAACCTTCATTAAAATAGAGTGATACTATTTTAATGATTGTTTTTGTCTAATAGCTAAATGCAATATTTACTGATAGAGACTGTGCGCCAAGGGGTTGTTCTGGAGCTGTCGCTTAGCAATGTCAAGGTGACAAGTGTTGGGGTTGGCATTACCCTTGTAGGCATTGAACTGATGGAACGACTTCTGCTGGTATTGTTGCGTCCAGCCACCATTCGCGGGGGCAATGCGACCATCGACACGGGTCGTATCCGAACGGACCGCAGTGAGGGCACCACCCTGTTTGAGGGCACTCTCACGAACATTCATGCGACCAGCATTACCCGAGCGGTTAGGCTTACCACGACGATCGTCGGGGCGGAAACCATACTTCATGAGCTCCTCATTGGTCTTCGCAGTTACCTTAGAAGCGGCACTATTGGTATAAGCACCATGATGGCTGTGAATGCCTGGAGCTGGGCGGTTGCCGTAGGTGTACTGCTCATCGTTACGATCACTCTTGAAACGAGTGGGGTCTTGGGACATCGTTTGGGCGGAAATGAAACGCTTAGCACCATTGAAACCTAAACCATCCGTGCGAAGGCCGGTCTCAGATCGGTTTGTTGTGCGCTTGGTCTTTTCATGTTCATTGCGGGGTACAACACCAGACATACCTTGGGCACGTCCAGCCATGGTGGGGCGTCGAGAGGGGAGAAACGTAGTCGTTTCGGGCTTGTTGTGGGTAAGATCACCAACAACAGCTCCACGACCACCAGTGACATCAGCAGCTGGACCAGATCTACCTGGGAGAGTAGTAAGTCTGTAGGCACCAACATTGACAGGATTCACTCGTAACATCTGCTGATAACCACCAACCGCTGGGGTGTCAGCACTCACACCGAGACCTGGACCGACGAGTTGTTTCTCTACTGGGGATAGGTTGTTCATACGACCCTGATCAGACATGCGGTTGCGCATATTCAGGATTTCTTGACCACCACTTCGCTGTTGCATAGAGATATCACCAAATGTCTCCATCTCCCTCTTCTGTGGGACACCTAGGGGTATATCGAAATTGTTATTCTGTATTTCTATCGGAGCTTTGGCTACTGGTTTTTCAAAACCCCTCTCAATCACAGGGGGTGGAACAGACTTAGTACTCAAATTTCGGCCAGCATACACGAGACCAGCGACAGCCAAAAGTGAAATGGGATCTGCCATTGTTACTTCTTACCGACATTTTTATTAGCGTACCTTTGCTGAAAGAGACCGTTCTGAACTTCGGCGCGAGTGCTCGCTGGTTCATATCGCATGGTACGGAGAGGAACTTTACATTCCATGTTGGACAGTGGGAAGAGATTACGTTCATAGGTTTGGACGATGTGCTTATTGAAACGGGAAGTGGTTTGCGGGCGGAGTTGATCACTCGTATCAATGTACTGCGCTGGTGATCCCTTACCAGCCATATAGGGAGCAGTCCCATACAACATTGTGTTGGGGCGGCATCCACCACAGTTGAGAGTACTGGGCTGAGGATACACAAAAATTTCATCGGTCGCCCTTACTAAGGGGAGTGCACCCGCGTTTTGAACTATAGAAAGGCCAGGCTGGAGCTGATACGCCATTTATTATTACACAAGAATATTAATTTATCTACCAAACATTCCCGACCGCTTATCTCCGTTGCTACCCAGACCAGAAAATGCCTCTAGTTGGACACCACGGGCATTGGGATCACACTGTCCTGTACCACTCTTACACATTGGGCCATTCTTCGCACCATACAACCATTCCGCGAACGCCGTCTGGTCTCCTGCAATAGTCGTCACTGGATTGGATACAAATTGCCGATCCACACCATTCCGCATGTACTTGGGAAGGGGTGATCTTGAACGCCCCCCATCCATAGGAATCTGCCCAGTCGTGTAATTATTCACGAAAGGCTTCACACTGGGATAATAACACGCCTGTAACCTATTAGGGGCATCTGTGAAATCTGTGATGAGCACATTACCCATGGGGTTGTCCTCGGTGGGCACCTGGCACATGGATTCACCATCAATTGTATATCCAATGGTATCCTTTACCATATTCGACCTATAAAGAACAAAGATGACAGAGAGAACCGTTGCACCTAAAACAAATATCCGTGGATCACGGCGAATGAGATAAATGAGACAACTCGCATAAATAATAAAACGAGAGGCGGCGTTAATACGATCTTCTGGGGTTTGCTCATTTATGGGCCAAAATTGTGAAACCTTATCAGCTCTGATGAGCTGCTGAGGATCATCAAACCAAACTTTCATTTAATATATATCGAGGTTTATTTTTTAGGCATACCACCAAGCATACCACTCATCATCTTCATGAGAGCATCCTGGTTGAGGTCACCGTCACCATCTTGCATTTTTTCGGCACATTCCTTCGCGATATTCTCAATCATCTTTAGGGTATCATCGGGAATGGAAGTGATTGTCGTACCAAGCATGTACAATGTCTGTAGATATTGCCAAGTTGCAGACCTGGTAGCGACAGACATACGCTCCCAATAGGTTTTGATATTGAGATCCTTAAGAAAGTCAATCGTCTCAATTTCATCGAGAAGGAATGACTCATCCTTCGATGAAATCTTATCCGCATAAGGGGTAACTCCCTTCATATAAGCATCCACTACAAGGCGTGGGTTGGTGGATTTGAGTAAGTCGAAAGACGTCATCATCTTCTTAATGCCTTTTTCCTCTGGAAAAGTCTTGTGCAATTCCACAAGAAATTGACCCATCATATCATTGAATGCAGTGACAGACGCCATTTTCTTATTATATCGTTGTAATCTTTAAGTTTAGAAAGGATCGGTGGAAATAGACTCCTTCTGTCCAATACCACCCGAGACGATAAAGAATACCAATACCGCGTTAAGTACAGCGGGTTTGGTGTATTTATTGAGTTCCAATTTACCTTCATTGTTGAGCTGCGCCTTCAAGTGAATGTAGGCCGCGGTGATACCTCCCGCGATGAGAGCAGCGCTCATGGGGTCACGGAGATAGTTGGAGAGTTCCATTTAATTATACCGGGGATTTTTTGTACGCTGTTCAGGTGCGTCTCCAAAGAATACGTCATCATCATCCGGTTGAGGCTGGGCCTGGGTATGGACTTGGTCATGAGGCTCAACCTGGGGTTGGGGCTCCATTTCCTCCATCATTCCCGACGCGGGAGCCTGAACACCTGGAACAGTTTTGAACTCATTTTCTAGACCAGTAGGCTCGGGGTCAGGAACACCCATGGGCTCCGGTTCCATCTCAGGTTCGAGATAGGGCTCTGGTTCAGGCTCACCATCGAACACATCTGGATCGGCACCATCCACAACTTCCCCATCTAGGGAGATATCCCGAGTCTCCTGTGACATGTAGGTCTGGAGAATCTGTTGCACGGGGATGAGCTCCTTAACCGTGTTCTCGATACAGAGTGTAAATCGCACGGTGAGCTTATCATCCCTCATATATTCGCTCTGCTCATCACTGAAAACGTAAGGGTCTCTGTAGAGATCCTTGGCGATGTTATTGTAGCACGTCTGGATGAAAACTTCCTCAGTTGGGAGTTTGAGTGAAATCTTCTTATTGTCCGCCTTGAGACGAACCGCGGAGAGGATCTTCGTACAGGCAACAAATACGGCGGCTAGAAGGTCATTAAACCATGCACAACGGTTAGTGATGTTATCCGAATGGTTCTTAGACATGGCGTTAGACCAGTTGGGAACTTCCTTGAGAAGCTTCTGGAACATAATCAGAACCTTACGACCTTTGGACAAATTCGTAGCTTCGTTATGCATATCCTGAAAGACTTCAATCATAGGTGGGCACATGAGGAGACACATCTGGCCAAGGTACTCTTTTTTCGCTTCGACCAGTATATTGAGGTTGTCCATTTATGATTAAAGTGGTTTTTAAATTGAGATTTTACTACGCACCCCCCCTGTACTTATTTGCAATCTTCTTGAGGTTCATGAGATTTGGGAAGCTCGTATCTTCCTCCTTTTCAACTTTGGGTTTTTTCTTTTTCGGTACAACCCAAGAAACATAAATATCATGATCACTCACGAGTTGAACGGTAAATCCACCCAGTATGAATTGTCTAGCGATGTACCTCGCAGCTACACTTCTATCAAACACAGGATATCCTAACAGAAACCCTGGAACTGTTAAGAATATCTGTTTGTGACCAAGTTCTACACATTGTTTAATTTTTGAAGAAAACTGTTCGTAAATTCTCATGTAAATTTCTTTGCGAATCTGCTTTCTTTTGTCATCAATCTTAGTGACATCATTGATGCTGATCATTACAATTACTGCAATTTATTTTTTACCGAATCCAACTCAGCCTTGGTTGGGACCGCAACCTCTTTGACAATTTTGTAATCGAGAAACTCTTTACCGGGGGAACCATCAGAGAAGGCCTTCACATCACTAGGTACCTGAACACCAAGAGGTTGGGAACGGAGAGAAATGAGAGTGACCTTACCACTCTTCTCAACCTCGTAGGAAGCAACGACGGAGAAACCGAATGCGAAACCGTCTTTCTTCACAGTCATGAACATACACTCATAGATGTCCTTATCATCACCCTTATAATGACGAACAGCTGTCGTCTCGATGATATACGTGCAGAGACCTGTACGCTTGGAGATTTCCTTATTGGCTTGGAGTACAAACTCTTCCATGTTGTCATTATCGATACTTACTTCAACCTCTGTATATTTAGAAAGGTCTGGTCTGGGATCATCAAGCTTCACAACCCCAATTGGTTTTGTGTAGCCTGAAAGACCGAAAGCCTCAGTGAAAGATTCACGAGAAGTTGTGAGATAAATCACCAATACGAGAAGAATGATCACTATAAAGTAGTTCATATTTACTATAATGCGTTAATTTTTTTTTAGAAAATACCCTATAGATAATAGATAATAGATGTCGCTCCTGATCTTTAGTCCAAGATGCAAACACTCTATGGATATCATCGAGTATATTAACAAAGTTCCCCAGCTGAAGCAATTGGTAAGTTATCATAATATCAATACACAGGGCATTCCACAAAATTATAAGAATAAGATCAACCGTGTCCCCACCATGCTCACGAAGAATGGTAAGATTCTAGTGGGGAATGAGATTAAGAATTGGTTGGATTCGCTCTTACCAAAAAAAGAGGTTGAGAATGGTGCGATTGGTGGTTTCGGGGGGTCTATGTTCAGTCTTGAGGGTGGTGATAACAACTCGGATATGTTTCGTCTTGATGATTATGGACAGTCTCTCCAACCCGCGATGACAAAGGAACTCGAGGAAAAGATTAACCGTGAAGTGTCAAAGGGTGTGGCGTATACAGATATAAAGATGTAACGCGCGTATCATAATAGATATGAAACTTGTGACGATACAAGCTTCTGCTTTTAAATCTACATTCGAGGTACTAAAGGATATCCTTAATGATGTGAATATATATTTCAGGCCAGATGGAATGTATGTCGTCACCTTGGATACTGCGAGGACCTCTCTCATTGATATGTATCTTTCCGCTGATAACTTTGAAGAATATCACTGTGACCAGGAAGAGATTATCGCTGGTATCAATATTTCAAACACTTTCAAACTTCTGAAGACAATCACTAACAATGATGTTCTCAAGATGGCGATCAAC